GAACTTGTAGAACCTGCAGATGCATTTTCTTTCAAGTACTTGCGTGTGTTCTCAAGGATCACACTCATGGAATTGCGACGGGTACCGTTCAAACCTTCGAGCAATGCTTCTTTGGTTTCGCCCCAGCGACTTTCTAACAATGGTTCTGACATTTAAGTCTCCTAAAAATTTAAATTACAGTCCAGCCAGACGCTTGAGGTCAATCACATTGCTGCGATCTTCTTGATCAACGTTTTGGGTAGGAACAGTCTTATCACCGGTAACTGAGGAAACATTTTCTGTGATCACTTTAGAAGCTTTCACAGAGCGGTCTTCCAACACTGCTGGTAGATACTTTTCGAATGCGTTTTTCAAACGTGAAGTTTGGACACTTTCGAGCAAATTACGCATGACATCGCGCTTTTCCTTGTTCAAGGGAGAAAGCAACATTTCCATCGTGCTGTCACGCTCGTTGGATTCTTTGATCATACGCAGTTCGCGTTCTTTACTCTCCACAACGACTTTCGCCTTTTGTGTGAGTTTGATGGCTTCCGCCAATTGCTGGTCCTTGCGGGACAATGCAGAGTATAACTTGCGGACTTCGGCTTTCTCATTCAAGTGAGTAGCACCAAATTCGCTTGCATACGCTTCAAAGATACGACGACCAAAATTGTTCTCGCGAGCAACTTTAATGTCTTCTTGCAATTGTGTAAGTTCAGCCTTCAAGTGACGGCTAACAGCTTGACTCATTTTGTCAGCACTTTCTTTTACGAAACGTGCTTTCAATCCTTCGAGTTTAGAGCGGGCTTCACGAACGAGGCGGACTTTTGTTTCCACTACGTCACGTTTGTCTGCGGCAAACTCCTGGATCTCACGAGCCAATGCATGCACCATGAAGTTTTCTAGCTTGGCTAGACCTTCAGTGTGCATTTTACGATCTTTACGCAATTCGCCAATTTCTTCTGCAAGTTTACTAACCAAGAAGCCGTTAAACTTCGTTGCTGATTCGTTCATCTTGCGTTGGAAACGGACGCGATCTTCAGCCAATGCTTGCTTTTCAGCAGCCACGGCTTGAATCTCTGCGGCGAGACCTTCTGTTACCATTTTGTCAAGGGCTTCCACCATTACTGACTTGTCGTGCTCGTAGCGTTGTGCAAACTCTTCTCTGAGTTCTACACGAGCCTGTTCACGAGCTTCATTTAGCTTGGTTTCCCAAGCTTCATTAATCTCCATGCGAGTTTCCTCGGTGATCAGGTCACTATCTAGCAATGGTTTGATAGCATCTAACATGCCTGGTTCTCCTTATATTTTGAGATCTCTGATGAGCTTTTTGACTTCATCTTTGAGATATCTCTGCACTTTGTTGTTATGCCCAGATTCGCGAGCCACCTCAAGCAATCTATGTCCGTACTTCATGTTCATGAGTCCTTCGTAAATTGCTTTAGGATAAGCATTCGGAGCACTGGGTTGTGCAACCACATCTATAGTGACAATTTCAAAGTCACTTACATGTCCTGTTCTGTCATCAACGTTGCCGCTTCCACGGCTTGATACACCTAGTCTAACACCAGATTGTAGCAACGTCTTGATCAATTCTCCCATTGGAGTTGGCAAAATTTTAAGTTTGCCACATCCTGCGTCTCCATCCATCCACATGCCTTCAACGCTGTGGCACACACGATCCAAGTTAATCTTCAAATCATCTGGGTGATCCACTTCACCTAAAACGGAGTTACCTTCTTTAATCTGTTGATTAATAGTATTAACTGCCTTAGATATCTCGTGTAAAGGATAGACACGTTCATTTGCATTGCGCTTGTTGCCTTCAATACAAATGCCTTTAAGATAGAGATTCTTACCTCCGCTGATATCAGCTTCCTCCAACACCTGGATGTTGGCCTGATTAAAGGTAAGTTGTTCTCTTAGCGTCTTCATTGCTTAGTTACGTGGTAGTGGGCTTCTAATATTCACACCCGCAGCCTGTGTTTTTACAGGAGCAGGAGCTGCCGACTTAAATGCCTTCTTACCTGCATCTTGTGTAGGTGTTACGCCAAGTTCTTTGACTGTGTTTTTGTAAGCACTAGAGTCATGGTGTCCACCGCCATCAGCACCTGTGTGTACTGGCTTGGCCATTGCACCACGTGCACCTGAGTTGGCTGCCACTGTAGACTTTTTGTTTGTGTTGCCTTCTTCAGAAGTGACTGGCTTTGGGGCTGCTTTTAATTCAAGAGCTTCCATCATGCCCATTTCTTCTGTGTCGTCCATTTCAAGAGCGTCTCCGCCTTCATCAGGACCCATCATGTCGCCGTCGCCACCCATGTCGTCGTTGTCGCTCATGAGGTCTTCAAACTCAGCCATCAACTGGTCTAGCTTGTCTTCTAAATTCATGATGTCGTCTTTGGTAGCTGGCTCATCACCGCCGCCGCCAAATTCATCATTGTCCATTTCCATGTCTTTGGTAAAATCTTCGCCGTCTTCTTCTGCTTCGTCGTCAAACTCTGCATCGTCGCCTTCGGCTTCCATGTTCATGTCAGATTCTTCTTCCATTTCCACGTCGTCGATTAGATTATTACTGGCGTCACCGCCCATGCTCATTTCGTCTAGGTCTTCGTCTGCGCCTTCTTCGATTTCTTCGGCTTCTTCAGCCATAATGTCTTCGTAGATCTGGCGGCTTTTTTCCACAACAATGTCGTGGAATAGTTCGCGAGCTTTTTGCTCGTCATCATTGATCACATATTCAATCAATTGTTCAAAACGGTTCATATGAAAAACTCCTATAGGTAAAGTGTGTTGTTATTTACACACTAGATAAAATATAGGTGGTTTATGGGGTCAAAACGACGATAAATGTAGGTTTTATTACAATGCTTTTGTAATTGTTATTACATTGGGGGTGCTGGTGGAGGTGCGTATTGTTGACGAACTAGTTTGAGTTTTTCTTTGTACTCATATGTTCGTACATCGTTCATTTTGCGCAGTTTGTTTAACTGGCGTAAGGTTAGGCGACTCTTGCGCAGGTCGCCAATTTGCGGTTGACTGTTGTCTTGTGCTGTGTCCTGATATGCTTCAGGTTCTTTGTGCCAAAATTCTGTTAGTAACATACACGTATTTATACTGGAGGAGGTGCGGCACCGCCAGGCATTCCGCCAGGCATTCCGCCAGGAGCAGGTGGTACAGCCGCTCCCATGCCAGGCATGCCGCCAGGACCTGCTGGTGCCATCATCCCAATATCTTGGCCAGTCTGAATGTCAGTTTCTAGCGCACCTGGAGTAATACCAACTGAACGTAGGTCTTGTCCTGTAGCTGGCTGCATTTCAGGTGTGTCACGTTCTTCACGCCATAACTCTTCATTCTTCTTGATTTCGTCTTCGGTTAAACCCAAGAAGCGTTCTAGCATAAATCGTTTTGACATGTATGGCAAGGGTTCCATGCTGGTAAATGCCTGGATACGTGTGTTGTCCAGTTCACTTTGACGATAACTTGCAAAGTTTTGAGGTGCATTAAACTTAATGGTAAACAGGCTAGAGTCTATGTTAAACCCACGCCATTTCATGAACATCTTGAATTCATCGTCTAGTTTTTGGCAGATCAACGCTTGTAAACGTTCGCAATACTGATTGAATCTATACTCCTGAATAAGGGCTGTGCCCACTTTTCCGTCGTCAAGTGTCTTGCCTGAATCATCTGGACCTGTGGGCAAATAGCTTGAAGGCACACGCAAACCACGAGCCATTTTGTTGTTGAAGTATTTCAAGTCGTCAATTTCGCCTAGGTTCTGTCCGCCTGGCAAGGTGTCCACGCTGGATCCACGACCGTCTGCTGTTTGTGGGAAAAAGTAGTCTTCGTTGATACTGAGTGGATTGTAACTGGCATCCATCATGTTTTGTCCGCCGCCGCTCACAGTGGGGATTCTACGCTGGTGCATTTCGTTCTTGATGCGTTCCACAAACTGCATGGCCAAGTGGCTGGGCATGTTGCCCACGTCAATTTTGAAAATTCTACGCTCAGGAGCACGACTCACACGATAGATAAGAATTGAGTCTTCCAGCAGTTCTTTCTGCTTGAACACTTTGTAGATGTTTTCCAAGATGCTTTTGCCAAAAGGCCAAAACACATCTAATCCTTCGTTCAGGCTCATATGCACCACGTGCTTGGCATCCAAGCAAACTTCGTTCATGGCCTGCATGAATCTACTGTTGCCCACACCGCCACCTGTGCCGCCATTGGGCATGGTGTAGTTGGCAGAACCAGACACTGAGCCTGTTACAGGGTTGGTCATGTAGTCTGTGGTAGTTTTGGCTGCCACAGTCATGTTTTGAAAATTGGGGTTGATGTCGCGAATCACATACTGCTCAGGACGTTTGCCCTCTGATTCGTTCACGATCACACGAGCCACTTTGGTCATGTCCACCCACATCATTTCAAATGTTTCTGGATCACGCACAAAGATTTGATCTCCGTATTTCACAGTGTTGCGGAACAGTTTGAAGATACGTTGATCCAGTTTGTTTAGTTTGACCCACTGTTGCAACTGCTTGCGAATAATATCAATCTCGTGATCAGTAGGCGTGTCTGAATATTTTACTTCAAACGGTGTGCCGTTTGTTTCGTTTGGCTGAGTAGAGAACTCAGATATAATGTCCAAACAAGCATTGATCTCTGAGTCCATGTCCATGTTTTCGTACTGATTATAACGTTCAATACGATTGGGATGACCTGAATACACTTCTGGCAGTCTGCTGGCATAGTTACGATACACCATGTCTGCAGGATAGTTGTCTGTGCCGTTGTTCTTGCCGTACTGCGGGTAGCCATCAGCATAGCGTCCGGAGATGGGACCTAACTGTCCAGTGGTGTCAGCCACTTTGAAATATTTTTTCCAGCCGGGGGATTGTTTTTCTGCCATAGTAAGTTATTTACCGTGATTACATGGAAGTTTGCAGTATTCGTTCCTGTACAGTTACCCCATTTTTAGTAGCTGTTACTAATTCTTGTAACAGACTTGCTACCCCGCCCATGGCACCTTCGTTTTGATTAGCTGCCATTTGTGCCAACTGTTGACTCATGGTGGCCATTGCAGATTTGAATTCTTCTGTAACCTGTTTTAGTGCAGATTCTGAATCAGTATTTGTTTGTTCTTTAATTTCTTTAAGACGTTCAGCAATATCGTCTCCTAGTCCCGGAATTCCTTGTGTACCTAAAGTGGTTGCACCCAGTTGGTAATTGGTAGCTAATCCTGAACTTAAAATGTCTTTCCACATTTTGGGGTCTGTAATGGTTTGACTAACTTTATCAAATGCTCCAACTGCTTCTGCAATAGACTTTACTGCTGAAAGATCAGTACTCATTGGGCCTTGATTATACCCAGCATATTCATTCATCCCGCCAAACGTAGGGCCGCCAATTGCATCTTTGAGACTGATACTTAGAGGAATAGCACCGTTTACTAGCGGAATCATTGCCTCTGGACCTTTTTCAGCAACCATAGCAATCTGTGGGGTTGACGCTATACCTCCGTCAGCATATCCCGGAATTTGTGCATGAATATGTCCTGCTGTGGCTTTTGCACTGGGGTTGTTGTACTCATCAATGGCCACGCTGGCACCCATGCTTTTGAGCCACTTAACAATCTCTTGGCCTTCTTCTTTGGTAGGTTCTTTAGATAACGCAAAGTCCATAGCACGGCCTGTGGTGTGACTACTACTTGGAGATTTTTCTTGGTGGAACTTGTCGTTGAATCCAGAAAAGTAAGCAAAGTTAGGCAGGCTTGCTTGTACCTGTTTGGCTATATCAATAATCTTAGGATCAATTTTACTGCCTTCGGCTTGCACATCTCCAGTTTTGAGTTTTAACCCCATCTTGACAAGATCACCCTGGGATGCTGTTCCTTGGGCAGATCCTGGTGCTCCACCGCCACCGCCTGCGGTAGGAGCAACTGGGGCAACTTGTTGAAATTTTCCTTGTTGTTGCAAGTATTTTGATTCTGACTCAACTCGAGCCTGTTGTGCAGTGTCGGCTAAATTTTCAAGTGGCTTGAAACCTGTGACTTGGCCAAGTGTTCGACTAAACTTTTCAAGACCACGTGTAACTGAACTCTGCATTTTTTCACCAAAGTTTGCATTTTCCCAATTTTGGTCATCTTGTTTTTTAGCTGTGTCAACTTTGGCTTGTTCTTCAGGTGTGTTATCGGATCCAAGCCCAAGTATTCGCAACAACTTGTTGGTTGCATCTGCCAGTTTAGTAAAGGCATCGGCCAGGCCGCCAGTGATATTTCCTAGTTTATTAGTCAAGCTCAGTGCGTTGTCAATTCCTTGAAACACAGCATCTTCCATTTTTTTGTTGAGTTCTTGCTGTTGCTTGATATTTTTAGCATACTGCTCAGTTATCTTATCAGCGGCTTCACCACCTTTAAGTCCTTGTGCCGTTTGATCTTGTGAGATTTTTTCATAGGATTGGTTTAGATCTTTTGTTGCCAACAGTCCTAAATCGGCACTTTCTTTAATTGACAACAGGAACTCTTCGCCAACACCTGTTTGATACGTCATGTTCATGTCTTTGGCTACTCGGCCAACTGCACTTGCAATCTGTTGAGTACCGTCAATGGCTTTTTGTTGGCCTGCCACCATTTTATTGGCCACTTGTAGTGCTTCACCATTAGAACTCATCAGGAGTTTTTGCGACGCTTCGGTGCCTATCATGCCAGTAGTCATGTCTCCAAAGCCCTGTGCCGCTTCCTTGCTCTGGGATCTCAACAGTTGATAAGTTTTTTCTAGTTCATCTGCCGCTGCAATTTGGCCAGCATCGCCGCTTGCTCGCATTGCTTCCGTTTTGGCACGGAATCTCTGTTGTGATCTAGCTTCTTCTAAGGCTGCTTCGTTTTCTTTTCTAGTTGTTCCAGTTAGTTTGGTTAATGCATCTTGTTCAATCAAGTAACGTCTAGCACCGTCTGCCAGTTGATCTGTGGTCATACGTTGCGCTGTACCAATCCTGGTCTGCAATTTCAGATAACCCATTGCTCCCTGGTTGATCATTTCTTGAGACATACCGGCTGCAATCATGCTCTTGCGATAAGGCTCCATGGCTTCGCCCATGTTTTCAAACTGTTTACGTCCTTCGTAAACTGATCCAGATAGCAATGCCAGGTCTTTTGAGCTCTCTCCAACTAGACTTACATAACCGTCTAATTCGTTCATGCTCAAGCCAAGTTTCTTGGCACCTTTGTATACCCCAGTCATGCCATCGCTGGCTGCGGCACCAGCCTGGGACATGTTTGAATATCCTTTATATAACTTGTCAGCCATCTCGTTGGCTGCTTTGACATATTCAGCTGTGGCCACAACTGCCGCAGTTATGCCTGCAATAAACAACTTGATCAACGGGCCGCCAGGAATCATCAAAGCCAGCGCAACACCAGCTGCCTGGGCAGCCTTGGCCATACCATCAATACTGTCGTTAAACGCCGCGGCACCTTTTTTGCCTTCATACATGGCCTTACCAGCTGCCATACCAGCACCAGCCACAGCCGTAAGTCCTTCACCCAAACTGGCCAGACCTTTGGTAGCGTTGTTAATGCCAAGTTTGTTTTTCGCGTCAGCGTCAAACTTTTCGTCGGCAGTTTGTTTGGTTACTCTGCCATAGTAAGCCATTTCCCGATTTACGTCTTCGAGTATTCGAGCTAGTTCTTCCATCTGTGCATTTGTGTCGGCCATGGTGTTTTACCTATAAGTAGAAGTATATTTATAGGTGCAAAATGACCCAAACTGCTAACCCTTTACGCCAATTTTTTAGACAACCAGCAATTTACTTGAGACTGCCAAGCAATGGAAATTTCTGGCCCAAGGATTCAATAGATTTTCCGGCCAATATGGAATTGCCAGTGTTGCCCATGACTGCTATTGACGAAATCACATATCGTACTCCGGATGCACTGTTCAACGGTCAAGCTGTGGTTTCTGTTATTCAAAGTTGTGTGCCAAACATCAAAGATGCATGGAAAACTCCCAGCATCGATATCAACGCTATTTTGGTTGCTCTTAGAATTGCCAGCTACGGACATGAACTAGAAATAACATCCACCTGCCCAAAATGCGCCGAGCCCGGAGACTTCAATCTTGATTTGAGAACAGTGCTTGATCAAATCAAATCTCCAGACTTTGCTGAATGTATCAAGCACGGGGATTTAGAAATATTTTTCAAACCCATGGACTATGCTGAACAACATGCTACCAACCATGAACAGTGGCAGGAACAACGATTGATTCAGATGATCCCCAGTTCAGACTTGCCGGATGACGAAAAAATTGCCAAACTCAACGAAGCATTGCAAAAACTCACCAAACTCACTGTGAATGCACTGAAGCACAGTATTGCCTGTATCAAAACACCCAAAGCCATGGTAACTGAAACAGAATTTATTTCTGAATTTTTAAGCAACTGTGATAGAAAACTGTTCAACCAGATTAGAGATCAAGTGATTGTCTACAGAGAAAATACAGAGTTCAAACCCATGCAATTGACTTGCCACAGTTGTGAACACAAATACAATCAAGCATTAACACTGGATATGGCAAGTTTTTTCGAACCCGCCTCCTGACCGCCAATCACTCCCAAGTGGAGGATTTGTTAAATCAAATGGAGCGGGAGGCTAACGAATTAAAACGTCAAGGATTAAGAATGTCATGGTACATGCGTGGTGGTGCCACATACGATGATGTGATGAATATGAGTCATGCCGAGCGAACCATGATCAGTGAGTTGATCAAGGACAATCTTGAAACAACTAAAAACAGTAAACTACCGTTCTTCTAATGGATATAGATCAAGTTAAACAAGATATTGAGCAGTGGATCATGGACTTTGTGGAAGTCCCACATCTTGCCTTGGGTGGATTTCCTCCGTGTCCTTACGCACGTAGCGCAAGATTAAAACAAAGCTACGATGTATTCATTGGTAGCGATCCTTACTTTGATCTTAAAAATCGAGCCCGGTACGGCATGGGCAACCGAGAAGTTGTGGTGTATGCATACGACCCTCAAGAATGGCCACATGATTTGTTTGCCAGCAGTTTAGATCAAGCCAACAGAGATTTTTTATTGGCAGCAGACATACTGGCCTTAGAAGACCATCCCAACGATGTGGAAATAGTAAACGGCATTTGCATGAATCAAGGCACATATGCCCTGGCTCTTGTGCAGAGTCTCAGTGATCTCAACGTCAAAGCACGGCTCATGGCTACCAAAGGATTTTATGATTCATGGCCTGAAGATTATCTAACTGCACTGTTTCAGCACAGAGAGGATCCTCGCACGTGACATACCAATTTGCTAGAATTAATTTAGAAAAAACTACCTACAAACCCACAGTTGATTGGTTCTACATTACTGAACCCAACATTGCTCAACTACAAGACATATACAGAACCTATTGCACATACAAACACTTTGCCAGTGTGATGCCCTTGTTTGACAGTCAATTCACAGAGCCAGGCACGGACTTGATTGGTTATAGAGACAACGGTGAACTGGCAGCGTTTTCCATGATAAAACGCTACGACGACAAGAATTTATTAGCCGCACAGTTTGCGTGGAACTATCGTAAACCCCGATTACGTTTGGGGATTACTAGTTTACAAACAGAGTGTGCAATCTACAGAGAGCGTGGGTTCCAGTACTTGTACCTGGATCAAGCGCACTTGTACAAACAGGACCTTGAAGGTTTTGAAATACTAGGGCCGTTGTAATAATGTATAGTGTATATCAGCATTGGGATCCTCTTCAGGTGTGTGTAGTTGGACGCAGTTATCCGCCAGAATTTTACTCCTGGATCAAAGTACCTCATGTGAGAAGTTTGTTTGAAAAAATTGCAACAGAAACTGAAGAAGACTTTCAAAACATTATTAAAAAACTACAAGAATTTGGTGTTAACGTTTTACGTCCTGAGTTGCCGGTTGACCCATTAGTTGATGGAAACTATGTTTTGCCTCCTATGACTCCTAGAGACTACACTGTCATGGTTGGTAATACATTTTATACGCAACACGGCAACACTGATCATCAAATAAAACTGTTTTATAACAGAGTTAAAGATAGTTCCTGGCCAGACTGCAACAATCTTAAAGAGTTTAACAATCTACCAGCTTGCATACAAGACGAATGCAAAAATGTGCATCAATTTGACCAGTATGTTTTCAAACCAGATCCATACAGCAAAATTGTCGAGCATATCAAACAACAAGGTAATATTGTTAAAACACTAGACAACCAGAATATCAACGGTGCTATGATATCTCGCATAGGAAAAGACTTGTATTTTGGCACAGACTTGTATCGAGACAATCAAACAGATATCAAGAACCAGATGGATCTTGAATTTTCAAACTACAGAAATAATGTGGTCAACACTGGTGGCCACGCCGATGCAACATATTGTCCAGTATGTCCTGGGCTAATCATAAGTCTAAGAGATGTACCAACCTATGCAGACACTTATCCTGGGTGGGAAGTGGTGTATTTGCCTGGTCAGAGTTGGGACAAAGTTAGACCGTTTTTAGATCTCAAAGAAAAAAATAGAGGCAAGTGGTGGATTCCTGGGTTTGAATACGATCAGGCGGTTATTGATATTGTTGAGCAATGGCTTGGTCACTGGACTGGATATGTCGAAGAAACTGTGTTTGATGTTAACATGTTGATTGTTGATCCTAAAAATGTTATAGTATTCAATTACAACAAAAAAGTGTTTGATGCATTAGATCGTTATGGAATTACCCCACATGTTGTGCCGTTCAGACATAGATATTTTTGGGACTGTGGTCTACATTGTGTAACTAGTGATATACACCGAGAAGGTACAATGCAAGATTATTTTAAAGAAAGAAGTTAACATGGCAGACATTTACACAATTTGGGCAGACAAAGAAGGCGACATCTCAGACTTGGACTGGGTAAACGGCATGAAGAGTTTTTTTGATCATTTGAAGTCTGAAGGCCGGATGGAGGACTATCGTATCACTAGATGCAAGATGGGTTTTAGATCTATTGCAGACATGCCTGAATGGATGATACTGATGGAGTTCCGAGACATGGCGCAAATGGACGAAGCATTTAAACGTGTGGCTCCGCTAGCAGGCGAATTAGAAGTCAAACACAAGTCATTCAATCAATTTGTTTCAGGAACAATACAACATGCATTGTTCCGTGATTGGCCCGATACCTTTGTATGAAAATCTGCATTTTTTCTGGCAGATCCGTTGGGGGTACATTTCTTGATTGGAGTGTGCATTTTTTAACGGGCCAGACGCAGTATTTTTCGTCAAAACAAGATCAGTTTATTCCCCTAAGTCAGAATCCAGTAAATCGTATCCAACACAATGCTCACGGGCATTCAAAAAATCATCCAGCAGGAGCCGACAAAACAAAAAAGTTTCTTGAAACGTGCAACTCATCTGGATTGTATTCACTGTATGCATGTACTATTCACAACAGTACAATTGTAGAAAAATATAAAATTGATCCTGTTAAAGAAAATCTTAATGAGATCACACAACACAGGTTAGATGACACAGCAAAGTTGTTTTCAATAATGGCAGAACACGGATCAGCAACTGTTCATCTGGCAGGGGAATCGTTTGTCCCGTTGTATTTTTTAAATGTTAGAGATACCAGTACCTTCATATTCAAACCAGGAAGTCCGGTGTCAGATTTTGACCAAAAAAACGAGTTTGAGTCAATATTTTTTAGTGACAGTGTTGACCAATGGAACTCTGCAGGATTAACCAACAGTTGGGACATTAGAGAAAGAAATGCGTTAAACATTAGACCACTAGACCACATACACGAATATTACTTGACAGATCCACATCTACGAATTGATTGTAGAGAATTTTGGTTCAACGGAGCCAGGGTTATTAACCGAGTAATGGATTATCTCAAACTCAAAATTATTCCAGAAAAATTTAACCAATGGAAAGAGATATATCATCAATGGCGCAAAATACACATAGACTCCATGGAATTTGTATACAACTGTGATCATATTGTGTCATCTGTTGTTAACAACTGGGATTATACCATTGATTTAACATTTGATCAAGAAGTAGTAGTACAACACTTTTTGATTTACAAGTACGGACTTAATCTTAAAACTTGGAAGTTAGAAAAATTTCCTAAAAACACAAAACAACTGCATAATCTACTAGAAGATAATATACATCAAACACCTAAGATCTACTAAAGATGTGCAAGCACATCTATTGATTCGCTATCGCTCATCAATGTTTTTTTAATTCTTGAGCGAAGCGATTTAAGCTATTATCTAGATTACGTGGTCATAGTTCACCGTATGCACGGTGAACAAAAAACGCCATTATCTGAGTATAGCAGTCATCTATCATAATGAGATTGTAGTTTCCTACACGGAGGCGGTTG